GAAGACTTTTCGCACCCGCGAAACTATAGTTAGGGGGGATTGTATCAAAAATGGACACTTCGTTATGAAGACGGGACGCCCAAAAACGCCGACGGTCTTAAATATGATCCGGGGGAACCCTGGCAAGCGGGCGACTAACGCCGACGAACCGAAACCGGTTCTCGCCATGCCGAAGTGTCCGCCCGAACTTGGCAAGGCGGCAAAGAAAGAATGGCGAAGGGTCGCCCCGCCGTTGTTCGCCCTTGGCCTAATGTCGGACCTATACCGCGCGCCCCTTGCGGCATATTGCGCGGCCTATGGGCGGTGGGCCGAAGCCGAAAAGCGGCTACAAATCGACGGCATGACGGCGACAACGCCGAACGGGTTGGTCGTCAAGTCGGCATGGCTAACCATTGCCGACAAAGCTTTTGACCAAATGCTTAAGTCGTCGGCCCGGTTCGGCATGGACCCGTCGTCGATGGCGGGCCTATCGGTCGAGCAAAAGCCCGTCGACGGCGACGATTGGGAAAAGCTAGGCCGTCGGTCGTCGTGACGGTCGGCGACGTTGGGCACCACGGCGAAGCCGGGCTTGCTTACGCCGAACGGATAGTCGCCGGCGACATTCCCGGTTGCGCCCTGACCGTCGCCGCGTGCCAACGCCAGCTTGACGACATCGCCCGGTCGCTCGAAGGCGCGGCTTGGGAATACGAATTTAACTTCGAACGGGCCGAACGGATTTGCCGCTTCGTCGAGCGAATGCCGCATATCAAAGGGCGATGGGCGCGGGCGCGGCAATTAATAAACCTTGAACCGTGGCAGTCTTTCAACCTTTCTACCGCCTTCGGGTGGGAGCATCGCGAGTCGAAGGCGCGCCGCTTCCGAACGTCCTATATCGAAGTGCCGCGCAAAAACGCCAAAAGCACGACCGCCGCCGGCGTTGGCCTTTACGGCTTGACCGATGACGACGAAGAGGGCGCGGAAATATACAGCGCGGCGGTCAATCGGGATCAAGCGAAGATCGTTCACGGCATCGCCCGGCAAATGACCTTGAAGTCGCCCGCGTTCCGCCGGCGGTTTGGCGTCGAGGTTCTGGCGAACAATATTCACGTTCTCGACACCGCGTCGAGTTTCGAACCGCTTCATTCGGAATCATCGTCGCTTGAAGGCAAGAATCCGCACATAGCGATAGTCGACGAATTGCACGCGCACAAAACCCGGCTGGTTTATGACGTGATCGAAACCGGGACCGGGGCGCGCGAGCAATCAATGATTTGGGTGATCACGACGGCGGGTTCGAATCGGGCCGGCATTTGCTACGAATTGCGAACCTATCTAAAGAAAATCCTTGAAGGCGTGATCGAAGACGAAACGTTTTTCGGGATCATTTACACGATCGACGACGATGACGATTGGACCGACCCGGAAGTTTGGGCGAAGGCAAATCCGAACTTAGGCGTTTCCGTTTATCCCGACGACATCGAACGGCAATGCCGCAAGGCTATGCAATTGCCATCGGCGCAAAACAACTTTCTAACAAAGCGGCTTAACGTTTGGGTCAACGCCGATACGGCTTGGATGGACATGGCCGCATGGGACCGGGCCGCCGACCCGACCTTAATCATGGAAGGATTCGCCGGCGAACCCTTCGTCGACGGCTTCGACCTTGCGAGCAAGCGGGACATTGCCGCCCGCGTTCGTTTGTTCCGCCGGGCCATCGATGGCGAGGTTCATTATTTCGCGTTCGGCCAATACTATCTGCCGGAAGACACCATTCACGACAACACCAATTCGCAATATGAAGGATGGGAAATTGAAGGCCGCTTGATCGCAACACCGGGAAACGTCAACGACTATGACCGAATGCAAGACGATCTGGAAGACGACGCCAAGGTTTATCAATGCGTCGAAGTCGCCTTCGACCCGTTTCAGGCGATACAGTTTTCAAATCAGCTTAAGGCGAAAGGGTTCGAAATGGTCGAGGTGAAGCCGACCGTCTTAAATTTCAGTGAACCCATGAAGGAACTTGAGGCGCTGGTTATATCTGGCCGGTTCCATCACGACGGCGACCCGGTTCTAACCTGGATGGTGTCGAATGTCGTTTGCCATTTGGACAATAAAGACAACATCTATCCCCGGAAAGAGCGCCCCGAAAACAAGATCGACGGCGTCGTTGCCTTGCTTATGGCGCTGGCGCGGTTATTGTCGGAGGAATATGACGGGCCTAGCGTTTACGCATCGCGAGGGATGGTGTCGGTATAATGGCAATCAAAGACTGGTTTCGATCTTGGGGGCGCAAGGATATTCAGGCGGCGATAAGTTCCGCCCCCGAACTTGACGAATTCTTTCGATTGGCGATCGGCGGTCCCGCGTCTAGCGGTGTACCGGTCACGCCGACAAGCGCGCTAGGGCAAACGACCGTCGCCACGGCGCTTAAGGTTCTATCAGAGTCGGTCGCGCAATTGCCTTTCAAGGTCGTTCGCGAACGCGACGACGGCACGAACGAGGTCGTTAAAGGCCATCCGTTGATGAAGTTGCTTAGCCAGCGCGGCAAGCCGAACGGCTGGCAGACGCCGTTTAGGTTTCGCGAACAACTGACCCGCGACGTTGCGTATAGGGGAAACGGCTTCGCGCGAATCACGCGGGTTCGCGGACAGATACGCGAATTAATACCGATTTCGCCGGGCCGGGTGTCCGTCGTTCAATCGCCCGATTTTCAATTAACCTATAAAATAACGATGGCGGACGGCAAGCCGCAAGAATTCGAACCCGCCGACATCTTTCACATTGTTGGCCCGTCGTCGAACGGGTTCACCGGCGACGATACGGTTAACCAACAAAAAGACGCGATCGGGCTGGCGCTGGCCCAGGACAAAGACAACGCGCGCATATTTAAAAACGGCGCGCGGGTTGGCGCGGTGTTGGAGCATCCAAACCAATTGGGCGAAGAGGCGGCCAAGCGGCTGAAAGAGTCATTCGAAGAAATCTACGCGGGGTCCGATAATTCGCACAAAACCGCAGTTCTCGAAGAGGGCATGAAACTTAAGACCGCCGCCATGACGTCCGAAGAGGCGCAAGCCCTGGAAAGCCGCAAGTTTCAACGCAGCGTGATCGCGTCTATTTGGCGCATCCCCCCGCATATGGTCGGCGATCTTGAAAAGTCGACGTTCTCAAATATCGAAAACCTTGCGCGCCAGTTCGTCGACTATGCCTTGATGCCGTGGCTTGATCGGTGGGAACAGGAAGCCGGATGCCAATTGCTGACCGACACCGACCGCGCCGCCGGCTTGTTCATAGAGCTGGACCCGAACCAATTGTTGCGCGGCGATAGCAAGGCGCGGGCCGATATGTGGACGAAGGGCATAGGCGGGCGTTGGTTGAACCCGAACGAGGTTCGCAACGAATTGAACCTACCGCCGTATGATGGCGGCGAAGCATTTCTAAATCCGGCGATTGATACCGCCGACGATGGAGGCGAGACCGATGGCGAAGAAAACGAAACACAAAATTAATATGTCGACCCGCGTTCGCGTCGCCGCCGCCGCGCGGCCCCGCGATGCCGGTCGGTTCATCGACTTGCCGCCGGGCGTTTGCCGCGATCGCGCGCAAGCTTTTAACCGGCGCATTTCGCCCGAATTCACGGCGGCGACCGAAGAAGATCAAGCCGTCATTACGATCTATGACGAGATAGGCTACTGGGGTGTGACGGCGTCGGACGTGCGCGCCAAGCTTGACGACGTGACCGCCGGGAAAATCTTGGTCCGCCTTAACAGTCCGGGCGGCGACGCCTTCGACGGCATCGCGATCTATAACGATTTGTTGGCGCATCCCGCCGACGTCGAGGTCGAAATAACCGGGCTAGCCGCGTCGGCGGCGTCGATCATTGCCATGGCCGGCGATACGGTCAAGATCGCGGAAACCGCGTTCGTAATGATCCATAACGCTTGGGGCATCGTGTTGGGCAATAAGGGCGACATGAGCGACTTTGCCGAAGTGTTGGCCGCCATCGACGGCGCGATCGGCAAGACCTATGCGCACA